CGCCGGGGCTACAGGAAGCGTCACGATAAGCTCAACTGTTCCTCTTTCCGATGGATGGATGGGTAGGCAGTTTGCAATTGATACCATACTGACGCCGCTTGAGATCCGCGAAACACTCAATGATTCGACGGGCACTCCATACGCAAACGGCACGTCTGTTTTAACTTACAACGCAGACGGCTCGCTGTACATGGAAACTACAGTGGGGTCAGCATCGGGGTATCGATACGTCGATGTCGCCAGTCCTGCGGCCGGTGAAGTGGTGTTGACGTTCAAGCCGGGTTTTGGCACGCAGAAGTTTCTTGTTCGCAACCCGTCCGTTGACTCTGACGGCCTGGTCACCGGCCTTATCATCCCGGCGTAAAACATGGCAAATTGGTACGCCAAGCAAGTCAGCGTCGCCGGTGAGTGGGAGGCGCAAGACTTCACCGCCTCGCCTCTTCCCCCGGTCACAATCACCGGCGACTTGGCTGCGACCGAGGCGCAGGACACCATCGCCGCCAGTGGCATCGTCACAGCAGGCCCCATCACGATCACAGGCACACTGTCTGTCACTGAAGCACAAGACTCGATAGCCTCCAACGGCGACCTGGCGCACGTCGGGAACCTGTCCGCGATCGAGGCCCAGGACACATCCACATTTGTTGGCGACCTGGCGCATGTGGGCGCGCTCTCAGCGACAGACGGGCAGGACATCTTTGAAGCGATTGGCGGGGGTTTGTCTGCCTTCGCTCCACCGCCCGCCCTATTCATCGTCAACATGGGCCGGATGATGAGCCGATAACCACTTGCACCGACTATCACAATGCTGTTATAGTCAGCCCCGGGTCACTGCGTCTGTAGCGGCCCACTCCTTTTGAGAAGTTGAGTTTTAGGGCACCCCTTACCGGGTGCCCTTTTTTATTTCCGGAGACATTGCTTGAAACCAGAAGACTTCCGCACCCCAGCGTGGAAGAGATTGACGCAAGTTCTTGAAGAAAGAATCGAGGACTTACGCCAGTCCAACGATCAACTGAGTTTGAGCGTTGAGCGAACAGCCGCGATCCGAGGGGGGATTGCAGAGCTGAAAAAGATTCTCAGCCTGGCGGAAGACGCCAGCCTGAGTCCAGCAGTCGACCCTGATGAATTGATCAGCGTCGGCACCCCCGGTCAGTGATGACCACCAAGAGAGACGCAACTGAAATGAACGTACAGGAAACCGCTAACCCGCAAGACGAAGCGCAAAAGATCTGGGATCAACTCGAAGCCGAGGAAGCTGGAGGCGCGCAGCCAGCTGACGACGAAACGATTGACCCGCAAGAAGGCACGCCGAGCCCGGCTGAATCCACTACCGCCGCACCCGCCCCAAGGGCCGATGCAAATGGCGTCAGTGACGAAGCAGCTCCGACGGCGGAGCAAGCACTCTTGGACAAGATCGCAGGACTTGAATCGATGCTCGGTCAAGTCACGAATCGATTGCGAAATGCCGAAGGCCATATCGGCGGCTTGAACAGCCAAGTGAAGCAACAGCTTCAGGCAGCTCAACAAGTCGCATCAAAGGGCGGAGATGCGCCAACAGCCGGAGAGATCCGAGCTGCGCAGCAAAACCCGGAGGCGATGTCAAGCCTTAAACGCGACTACCCCGAGTTCGCAGAAGCGATGGAGTCAGCTCTCAACGAGCGACTGAGCGCATTGGAGCAGCGCCTTGCGGCGCAGCCTCAGCAAGCTCAGCAGCCCGCTGTGACGCCTGATGAAATCTACCGTCTGCGCAGCGAAATGGCAGTCGAGATTCGGCACCCTGGTTGGCAGGATCGTGTACAGACGCCCGAATTTGTTGGATGGCTGCAGCGCCAACCACGCGAGGTGCAAATGCTTGCGGCGAGCGAAAGCCCGCAAGACGCAGTGCGCCTGCTGGACCTGCACACCCAAGCAGCAAGCACGGCAACGTCACAAAGAACGCAGCGACTGTCTGCTGCGGCGGCTATTCCTTCCGGCCGCTCGGGCTCCACAGCCAGGGCAAAAGCCGTCGAGGACATGACGCCGGAGGAGTACTGGCGCTACCTAGATGAACTTGATCGCAAAAAAGGTAACTGATCATGCAAACCTATTCCCTTGTTCCCAGCCGGAACCTCATCATGGCCGAGCGCGAAATGCTCAAGCACGCCATGCCAATCAAAGTGCTGTCCACCTTCGGTACACAAAAGCCGATCCCTCAGAACAAGACTGACACCGTGGTGTTCCGTCGCGCTCTGCCTATCGATGCTGCCAGCAACGGCGCGCCTTCGATCAACACCAGCAACTACTTGATGCAAGAAGGCGTCACGCCTGGCTCGCGCACCATCACGTACCAAGACGTGCAGGTCACCCTGCAGCAGTACGGCGTGCTGATGAAGCTGTCGAGCAAAGCTGAAGCCATGTACGAGGACGACATCCCCGGCGACATGGTCAAGCTGGTCGGTGAGCACATGGCCTCCATCGAAGAGTTGATCTCTTACGGTGTGGTCCGTGGCGGCACCAACGTGGTCTACGCCAACGGCACCGTCCGCACTGCCGTGAACACTGCCATCAGCTTGAACAAGCTGCGCCAGGCTGCTCGTCAGCTGGAGAGCGCACATGCTCAACTGGTGACAGAGAAGCTGGCCTCTTCGGTCAACTTCGGCACTGCCGCCGTGGAACCCGCCTACTTGGTGTTCATCCACACCGACATGGAAAGCGATTTCCGTAACCTGTCGAGCTTCGTGCCCGTCGCCAAGTACGGTTCGCAAAAGCCCGTGCATGAGCGTGAAGTTGGTTCGGTCGAGCGCTTCCGCATCGTCACCAGCCCTTACTTCCGCCCCTTCCTGGCTGCAGGCGGCACCATCACTGCTGGCACATTCCTGTCGAACGGTGGCACTTCTGGCACCACGGCTGACGTGTACCCCATCATGGTGGTCGCACAAGAAGCCTGGGGCCAGGTGTCGCTGAAGGGCATGAACGCCATTCAGCCGATCTACTTGCCCGCAAAGCAGATCACGCACGCCAACCCCATGGGCCAGTTCGGTTACGTCGGTGCCAACTTCTACAAGAACGCTGTGCGCCTGAACGAAAACTGGATGGTCCGCATCGAGGCTGCCGCTTCGGCTCTGTGATGACCGGGGGCTTCGGCCCCCGTTTTCTCCACGAAACTTTTTAAGGAAATCGTCATGTCTGACAACCTCTCCATGAATGCTGGTGCCACCTGGGCACTGAACAGCGGCGGTCTTGCTGAAGGCACCAACGCCAACACCATCCAGATCGCTGCCGCAATTGACTACGTCATCGACGGCCAGTTCTACAACAAGGCCATCACCGACAACATCGCCATCAGCTACAGCGGTCCCACCGTGTACCAAGCTGCTGCCGGCGGCGTGGGCGGTATGAACGGTGGCTTCACCGGCGGCGTCAATGGCTCCACTCGCCTGTATCTGATCTGCTTGAGCACTGCTGGCGCTGTCAGCATCGTGCCTGGTCCGATCGTGGACAGCGTCGAGCTGGCCGCTGGCCGCGTGGCGCTGCAGTACCCAGACGCCCCCATCGGCGTTTGCCCCATCGGTGCCCTGCGCGTTGCCTTGACCGCCAACACCGCGTTCACGCCTGGCGCAACTGATCTGTCCGCTTCCGGCGTGACCGATACGTTCTACAACCTGGCCACTGTGCCTGCCAACCCGCTGACTGCCTAAGTCGGCACTGGGGGCTACCTTCGGGTGGCCCCCGCCCCAATTCAACCCCTTGGAGACCTAACCCATGACCAACCCACCCAGCCGCGTGAACTCCTACGAACGCAAAAAAGGCATCGACTCAAGCGAAACCGAAATGATCGGTGGCGGCGTCGAGACTGTGGCCGCCGCGCAAAGCGGCAAAGGCATCGAGATTGACACTGATCGCGTGATCAGCACCGACGCCATCGACCAAGAGGCCTTCATGCGCGATGAGCTCGAGGTGTTCTTCAATGAGCCGAACAACGAACACGACCCCGCATTTGTGGAAGTGAACGTAAACGGCGACTACCGAATGGTGGTGCGCGGCAACACTGCGGTGCTGCGACGGTATCACGTTGCTGTATTGGCCAACGCCAAGCAGTCGCGTGTGCGCCAACGCAAGATCGTTGCGCCTGATGGGTCCATGGGTTTCCAAGAAGAGAACGTGTTGTCCCTGACATACCCGTTCCAAGTCATGCACGACCCTAACCCCAAGCAGGGCGTGCCATGGCTCAAGAAGCTCCTGCAACAACCGGCATAAGACATGAACTTCCTGCAGCTCGCGCAAGCACTAAGGCAGGAGGCTGGAGCCTCCGGCAATGGGCCATCGGCCGTGACAAACATCACTGGCGAGTCCAAGCGTCTGGTTGACTGGACCAACCGTGCATGGCTTGAGATCCAGGGCATGCACGATGTGTGGGACTTCATGCGCGAGCCCTTCAGCTTCCAGGTCCCCCAAGCCGACGGCCAAGTTTCTCCGGTTGAGGCTGGCATCAATGACTTTCGCTACTGGCACCGCGAGACGTTCCGCTGCCAACGCACAGCGATTGGCATCCAAGACGAGCAGTGGTTGGTTGAGTGGGAGTATCAGACCTTCCGCAACACCTACCGATTCAACCTCCAGCGCGAGCTGCAGGGCCGCCCAGTGGTGTTCGCCGTCTACCCCAACGGCAAGGATGTGATGTTTGGCCCTCTGCCGGACGCGGAGTACACCGTGGTCGGCGAATACCAACGCCGCCCATCTTCGCTGGTCAATGCTGAAGACGAGCCTGACATTCCTGAGCACTTGCAGATGGCGATCATCTACAAGGCGCTGGAGTACTACGGCTACTACGAGTCAGCTGCTGAAGTGGTGCAGCGCGCCCAGAAGCAATTCGTGGCCATCAAGGCGCAGCTTGAGCGCGAGATGTTGCCCGCCATCTACCTGGGCAACCCACTGGCTTGAGATACAACATGGCGCAACTCCCACCCGTCGATTACGAGCTCATCCGGCTAAAGGGTGGTCTTGACCAAGTCACGCCGACGCTTTCTTTGCCTTCTGGCGTGGCCAGGCGCGGGGCCAACTTCGAGTGCTCAATCACCGGTGGCTACACCAGGATCGCGGGCTACGAGCGATTTGATGGCCGCCCCAAGCCGTCAGACGCAACGTACATCGTGATCTACATGACGAGCATTGCGAACGTCGCAATTGGCAACACCGTGACTGGCGCAACCAGCTTGGCCACCGGTCGAGTCATTGCGGTTGAAAGTGACTATTTGGTCGTCACCAAAGTCACTGGCTCGTTCTTGGATAGCGAAGAGATTTATGTCGGCGCGGCCTTGGTCGGGCTATCTGTCGGAACTGCAGGCGCAGTGGTCAATGGCCTCTTGGACGCGCAGTACCGAAACCTTGCAGCGGATGCTTACCGACAAGACATCCAAGCGGTGCCAGGCGAAGGCGTTGTGCGCGGCGTTGCTTATTACGGCGGCAACGTCTATGCGTGGCGCAACAACGTCGGCTCCACAGCCTTGACAATGCACAAGTCCACATCGAGTGGCTGGGTTCCTGTTGCTCTTGGCTTTGAGCTCAGCTTCGATGGTGGCACTGCGCAGATCCTTGATGCGCAGACCGTCACTGGTGCCACCAGCGGAGCCACCGGCGTCGTCAAGCGCGTGGTTCTGCAGGATGGCGATTGGACAACCTCAGACGCCTCTGGCCGACTGATCTTCGCATCGGTGTCTGGGACGTTCCAGAATAACGAAAACCTGCAAGTTGGTGGCGTCACAAAGGCCTTGGCCAACGGCACCCAGTCGGCTATCACGCTGGCCCCGAGCGGTCGTGTTGAGGTGGTCGTTGGCAACTTTGGGGGTGTTGACGGGTACAAGCTCTATGGGTGCGATGGCCAAAACCGAGCGTTTGAATACGACGGCGAGACCTACGTTCCTATTGCCACAAGCATGGCTGTTGACAAGCCATTGCATGTGGCATTCCACAAGCAGCACCTCTTCCTGAGCTTTGGTGCATCGCTGCAGTTTTCGGCAATTGGCGACGCATACAGGTGGTCGCCTGTGCTTGGCGCAGGTGAGATTGCGATGAATGACACGATCACGAATTTGCTGATCATGCCTGGCGACCAAACCACAGGGGCCATGGCCGTCTACACGCGCAACAACACGTCGATCCTGTACGGCACCAGCTCTGAAGACTTCAAGCTGTCCAGCTACAACAGCGGCACAGGCGCAGTTCCTCACACTGCCAGAACGATGGACCAGGCTTATGCGTTAGACGACCGGGGCATTATGACCTTGGGCACGTCGCTCAACTTCGGCAACTTCTTGCCATCGTCTCTGACCATGAACCTGCGCCCGTTTTTGACGGGCCGCATCAACCTGGCTTCAGCCAGCTCTGTCGAGCGAGAGAAAGGTCAGTACCGCGTATTTTTCAGCGACGGCACAGGCATCTATCTGACTGTGCTCAACGGCCAGCTGCTTGGCGCAATGCCTGTTCAGTTTGACGACCCTGTGCTGTGCGCCTTTGAGGGTGAGAAGCAAGACGGAACAACTGCAACTTACTTTGGCTCGGACAATGGTTTTGTTTATCAACTTGATGCCGGCACGAGTTTCGACGGCGCGAACATTCAGGCCAACTTGACACTGGTGGCCAATGCAATCAGAAGCCCCCGATTGCTCAAGCGGTTTCGAAAAGGCAGCATTGA